AAAGAAAATTCCCCATTAGCTGCCCGTTCACCTGTGGATAAGGCACATCATCAGACCAGATGGTGCCAGTCAAAGAATCCAAGGCAGAGCGCTTAATGCCCTCGGGCACGTTATGGGCATGAAAAAGAGACATTTCTAAAACTCGACGAGAATGTTTGGCATTGAAGTTGTCGGTGGCACTCTCATAGTCGCCGGACACAAAAACTTCGCCAACCTTGGGCTTGAATTCTCGAAGAGTACTGACCTTCGCATCTCCTCTCAAAATCCACTTATTTTTGCTAAGGTGATCATACATAGCAAGGTGAAGTGGGAGGAGTTGACCCTGCAGGAGAGAAGCAACGGTGACCAGCCGGTACTTCCCATCTCGACACACCATCGAGACCTTCCTGTCGGGCGGAATGTCAGAACCTGTCAAACAGAGTTCTAGAAATTTATCATAGGAAAGCTCTTGCTGCGCAGCGGCACGTGCACCTCCCTCGCCACGTGATCGCTCCATACAAGACGCGAGCGATACGGACACTGTCTCGCAATACCGAGAGTAGTGACGGTCCCAACCTTTCGCAAACAACATGGGTACATAATTGTCAACAGTACTCATGAACGTCCGATCGGCGTCCGCTTCTACTCCAAGTTTCGCAAGATAGGCAGACACGTCCGGCTTCTCAGCCGGCAGACCTTTCCTAAGCAAAAAAAGAGAAGAAAAGAAAGAAAAATCTGAAAAACGAGTGGACGGAGTCATTGAGGACTCCAGGAAAGAAGAGAAAACCCGTTTTGCGTCACCAGAAGTCGCGGCAGGTATTTCGCGAGCGTAAAGCTCCCGAAACAACCCCCGCAATTTGTCTTCGTTGGACACATCACGGCCGAAAATTGAAGAATTAGTTTTCACAATTGATTCTCCAGCCATAAACAGTACCGTGGGCTTCAGGCCTGTTAGTTACACCACTTGAAGGTGTAACCAACAAGCCTACACACGATAACGATCTCGACACGTACCCCGGGTGCTGAACGATAAGTAACCCAATAACGATTCACCATAGTGCTGGTACAAGGAAGGTCTTACCCTCTGCTACGCGCACTACGCCTTCACGATAATGAGACCCGTTCGCTTTTACTTACCCCCATTATCCAGTTAACTGGACCTAAGTATGGCCCTCCGAAGAGTCGGGGGAGTTTACCTTAGGCGGCCGCGGGAAGTTTGAGACGAATTATGAACTGAAGTGTGGACGCTCAATTTTCGAACGTTCCTCTTCACATGCCCACCAACATCGATCACAACAGGTTCGTGTATCGATGTACGTTTTGTTTTTCATTTTTCTCCGGCGCTCAGTACGCCACTCACGAGCCCACAAGATGGACATTCCCCTGCGATTGCGCTGGAAATACATCTTGTATGTACGCCAAGAACAGCCGAGCCACCTCTTCAAAGAGACTCGGCGCTTCTTGACTCG